GCACCAGCAGAAGTCACAGTTGAACTAATATTTATACTTTCACCATCAGAAAACTTTGCAACATTTGTGATACTTGCACCAGTAACTGAATGCATACCTGAACGCCTAACTCTCATCACACGCCTTTTCATAACTGTATCTGAACCATCAGGATAAGCAATTGCTGGAGCTAAATCTAATGAACGGCGATAAGCACGAATAAAACGCATAGCCGAACCTGAATCTATTTTACGACCTGTATCTGTAACAAATACATATCGGATACTCATGTTTTCAATAATGGTAATAAAATCTACAATCTTACCAAAATCTTTTTTACCATTAGTTAGTTGAGTACCAATTAGAGCAATTACCCTATTCTGATAGTCGTCATTTGTTGAAGTCATACCTTAACCTTATCTTTTATGCTATGAATTACCACGTACAATGTCTCACTTATTTGGTGATATAATTGTGGCGATAGGTCTAGTCTATACGCTCAAAAATTAGATTCGCTACTCAGAAAACAGATTTCTTTTAAAAAATTTAATGGCTCAATAAAACGATCAATCAATGGAAAGAATATAGATCGCTAGATAGCTAAAAGTTTAGATAAGATCCAGGATAAAAATTTACCCGGCGGTACCCGTGTAATTTTAGGCAATTACCGTGCGTGTAATTTTAGCAATTCTTTGATGCAATGTACACCACGCAATATTTTAGCAAATACATAAGAAATTTTAGTATATTTTTGTGACCCTATATGGGTTCTATAATAAATACCAAAAAGGTAAGTTATTTTGGTGTTTCTACATCTTGTGAGTTATTAACTAGGTAATCTATTAACTTACCTGTATATTTCATGCGGCCTAAATGCGTTAATTCAATAGAAGGGTCAGTCCAAATGTCACCATTCATATTTTGCCAATAACGACAAAATCCATAATCCTCAGATAAGAACCTTTGATCGTCATCTACATATGAATTAAATAATGCGTAACCGTATTGTCTTTCTTCTTCATTCAGCAAACCAGTATCATCCATATATTTTAATTCAGGATGCTCTTCAAACATCTTTTCAAATACGCTACGTTTTATCAACATAAAACCTGTTCCTGCATCATGAACAGATATTGCACCTTTATCAACACGAATTTTTGAATCAGCAAAACGAACTGGATTTACAACAAATCTTACACTTGAATCTAACAAATTTTCTGGCTCAACTCCTTTTTTAACTGCATCTGAAACTTTATCCCAGTTAATATCCTTAATCGGATAAGCCCCTGTCATAATTTCTTTATCATGCCATAACATTTTTAAAATGTCATCTGGATTGAAAGATAAATCCACATCAATAAACATTAAGTGTGTGTATTCTTTATTAGCCATAAATTTAGCAACCAATTGATTTCTCGCCCGGCTAATCAAAGAGTCAGACAATGTACTAACGGAAAACTTAAGACCAATTTCTTTAAAACCAATTGCCGTTTTCAAAAACGACATAAAAAACGGTTCTGTTAGTTGTTGATCATAGCAAGGCAATGCAAAAAGCGGGTGCCAATTCTTTATTTCATCAGATGTAATTTCTATTTCTTGTTCTTCAGTTGTAAGCATAACAAATAGTATACACAAAAAAACCCCCTTGCGTTTCCACAAGAGGGCTTTTATGTAATTATTAATTAATAACTATTTTGTCGTATTTTTTGTCTTAGTCTGAACGCCGGACACTTCTTTTGCATTGACAGTGTTTTCAGTAGATACATTTCCTGAAGCCTTAAAGAAGAGGCTTCCATCTGTTGCATCAAATCGGATAACAATATTGTAACCCAATTTCTTAGCCTGAGCACGGATACGCTGTTGCATTGAATTGTAAGCCTTACCCTTTTCAATTCCCTTAATACAAAACTTATCGCCGGTATTAACTGATTCGTTAAGAGCTTCGATAATCATTTGCAATTCTTCTGATACTCTGCCTGAGCGAGAGATTTCGGGGAAGTTATCTACTTTTTGGATACTAATGGACATTTTAATTTTTTCCTTTTGTTGTATGGATTATGAGTAGGTCGCCCAACTCGTTGAGGATAACTATATCAGCATGGTAAGAGCAAAGATGCCCGTTTGAGGATTTTTTTAAAAAAATGTATTTCTTGATACTATTGACGATTAAAAGGTTTCAGCCTTATTCTTGGAATTTGCCTTAACAGTTGCTTGATCATTTTCATGAGCGTGCTGGTTTGCATTGCTTAATCCAGCCTGTAGCTTTTTGATTGCTAGTCTGCTTGCTGTTAATTCAAAATTCAAAGAAGAAATTTGATTGTTTAATTCAACAACAATTTCTTCAAGGGTTACTTGAAGTTCTTGCTGCTGATTTATAGAAGTTCTATCCATTTGTCCACCTCCTCCTTATTCATAGTGTTTACATCAATAAATTGCTGAGTTTCTTTATTATACATATGTACGCTACCAAATTCTTCAAAATCATCATCCATTTCAAAAACCTTACTTGGCTCTAATATTTCAATCTCTATTTCTGAGTCCAATGCAATATGATCTAAACAATTAAACACAGCCCCGGCTAAAGCGTCTGCCAAGTCTTTAGAGCCAGTAGAAGGGTGATCAATTTTATTATTCCCATACAGTCTTAATTTAAGAAGTTCTTCCTCAACCAATAGCTCATTCCAATAGCCTCTCAATCTCGTGTCATACATACAAGACATTAACGTATCATAATCCGTCTTCTTAACGCTGTGAAAATCTGAATTGATTCCCATACTCCTTAGACTCTGAATCATTTCAATAGATTGCCAACGGTCAAATGTAACCAATGCGACATCAAATTTTCTATGCAAATCAACAATCATTTGCCTAATTGATGCAAAGTTAATTTCTGCACCAACAGTTGCTTCCCAAGAATAAACTAAATCAACATTAATAATAGGTAATGTTTCAATACCCATTGATGTTTTAATTTCTTTAAAACCGGCGCAATGACTCATACAAAGAGCTGCCCTATCTCGTTTCAAAGCCAAGTCCACATGAATAAACCTAGTATGTCCATCACTATTATTAAACCAAGGTTTAAAAGTTCCTTCTTCATTCATAGGGTCTTCCCTATACATAAACGCTTTTCTAACCTGATCTGCATCTCTAAAGTATGCATCTTCCATATTCGGTGGTTCACATTCAAATCTAGCCCTAGCCTGAATAGGATTACGAATATATTCTGATTCTAATTGTTCTCTCTTAATTGTAGGATTAACTTCCCAAGTAGCAGCTTTCATTGACCAAGTTTTTGGTTCTTTATTATTCCTAGAATCAAAAAATCTTTGCTGAATAAAGTCACCTTTATAGCGGGGGAAAGACAAAAGAATAACTTTACCGACTTCTGGAAAACGAGACATAACAGATAACTTACTCATGTTGTAAATAGCAGAGGCAGAACCTTTTGATCTTGTTTCACCTTTCAATTCCACATCAGTTTTAAAAGCTGCAATTTCATCCAGGATGATAGTCATAACTTCATAACCTTCCCAACCTTCACTTTCAGAGTGACCAGAAAAACATCTAACTGGTCTACTAAAGAAAAAGATTTCAGACACTCTTGGTTCAAATCCAACTTCATTAAAGAATGGAGAACCTAACAATAAGTTTTTAAATGGTTCAAAGAAAACTCTCTGCGCTTGCTGAGCATTTACAGCGAGGTTAAGCAAGTCAATATAAACACCTTTAGCTTTACCATAATACCCAAGAGGATCTCTTAAGCAATGCATTAAGTAGGCCGTATAAGCCATTGATATTCTTGCACAATGGTCTTTACCAGAACCTTTACCTAACATACAGATGACTTCATTATCTGTATATTGATCGTAATAGTCTGAACCTTCTTTTTCACCCATTAAATGTTGTAGTGTAGTCTTTTTAAAAACTTGAGTTGAATGCCGAACAATTTCTAACTGAATAGGCGATAATGGTGGTAATCCAAGGTAATGTTGATCTTGTACGAATTGTTCTATTGATACCGGTTCCATAGTGAATTCATCTTTGCTAAGCAATCTCTCAAAGTCAGCCAAATCTAAATTCATACCCATAAAATCAGACATCATTTACACCTTTATGGGCGACTGTTTCGGTGACATTGTTTTCTGTGTCAGAAATTACCTCTGCATCTTGTATATCTTCATCTGTGCTCTTCATAATATCAAAAGCAACTGCCAACTCTCGTCTTACCTCATCTGCGATGTGAGGATATTTTGAGATAACATCACGGAGAATCTTAGACAAAATCTGGTTAACATTCTCAGCCTTTTGCATTCGAGCAATATAATCGTTATCTCCAGAAACACCGCTCATCAATTTGTGCAACTGAGCTTTCTTATTAGCAATTTCAGCAGCCAATTTAAGGGCTTGGATTCTTGCCGGAACCATTCCATGATCCGTAGCGATATTTACAGTCTCCCAAGCCTCTTTGCTTAACTGATCAAATTCCTGCAGTGCCTTGATAGTGTTAAATTGAATTCTTTCTAGAAAGTAAGGGTCATCATCAGCCTGCTTGTTAAGTATCTTCTTATACTCTTGAATGTACTCTTTTGCTTCATTTGTTTTTAATGA